AATGTTTGAGGTTGCTGAGCTTCCTCTTCAACATCGGTTTGTTCTTCATCTTGTTCGTCCTCTTCGTCAAACTCTTCATCATCTTCTACATCTTCTTCAAGATCTTCAGGTGTTTCAAGTTCTTCTTTCAGGACTTCTTCTTCAACTACTTCTTCTGTTTCTGTGACTGCATCCTCAACCTTATCCTCTTCAGGGGTTAAGAAACTTTCAAACATAGAAGTAGCAACTTCATTATCAGTTTGTAAAGCAGTCGGTTTTCCGTTATTGCTCATATAAATACTCCTTAATTGTATTTAAGGGTATTTTATATCAATAATGTGGTAAAAGGGAAGGTTTAGCCGATTTTTCTAATTTTGTTTATATTAGCTTTTGTTAGCTTACCTTTTTCTGCAATGATACGCAGATGTCTTTCAACTTCTGGTAATAGTAATAATGATCTATGGATATCTTCTCTTGCATTAACATCTGCAATTTCCCGTGAGTTTAACCAATGTGTTATATATTCGTTTTTAAGATTTTCTATAGCTTCTTTAAAAACATCACTATTTAGTATTTGTTCAGCTTGTGCAGCTTTAACTACTTCTTCGTGTGATACCGACATTAAATTAATCCAAGTAATTGATCTACAGAAAATCTACCGCCACTTGGTCCTTGTGGACCTAAGTTAGGAATAACAGGTTCTTGTGGAAGAGAGGGTAAACCCATACCACCCATACCACCCATAGGAGGTGCTATTGGTGTTATACCCATAGGGTTGCTTGTTATACCTCCTATATCAGGTCTTACATTTACCATTGGCCCTACAGGTAATCCTGATACTGGTTGTGGTTCTGGAAGGACAGTTGTACCTCCTCCAGGTAATGGAGGTGGGCCTCCAACTAATAAAGGTGGTTGTCCACCAGGTAGTTCCACTGGGCCTCCAACATCGATAGGATTAACAGGAATAGGGCTAACATCAAAACCAGGCAAAGGACGAGGACCACTTATAAAATCATCGTCTACAGGTGGTTGTCCGCCACCAAAAGGCTGTTTTACTGGACCTCCAACTAAAACAGGTTGTGGGCCTCTAATAGGTACTGGACCTCCAACATCGACTGGTGGTTTTGGCATACCATCTCCTACTTGTGCATCGCTTGGACCTCTTGTGCCACCTGTTCCTTCACCCATTCCTCCTAATAGATTAGTTAAAAAATCACCAAAAGCGCCAGATGGTGGTGTGCCACCAAATATATTAAAGAAGCCAGGAGGCGGAGGTGGTGTTGGTATTGTTACACCGCCGATACCACCGAAAAATCCAGGGTCATCTGGTGGAGGCGGAGTTGTAGGCGGGGTTGGGGGTGGTGTAGTTGGTGTTGTACCAATAGGTGTATTTAATTGTTCTTGTGTGTAACCCATTGGTTGATCTGGTGAATAACTTACGCCTGGTGCAATAACTTGTGACATTGGTATGCCGCCTGCTATAGAACGTGCGTAATTAAAACCAGAACTATATGTTGGATCTGAAAAGGGTATTGTATAACTGCCAAACTCATCTGGGCCTAATGTAGGACCTTGGTTTGGATCAGTATATCCTGGTGGCATATAACCTGGTGTTGGTCTAAAACCTGGTATAGGTCTAAACCCTGGAGGTGGTGTAAAACCTGGGCCAGGTCTAAAGCCTGGAGGTAAACGATCTCCGAAGTCAAAACTAAAATCACCAGTCATATCTGGTGGTGACACTTCTTGTAGAGTTTTTAAAAACTCATCATTATACATATTGCTTGTTTTTGGAAATCCTACTGCCATATTTAACCTGTAATTAATTTGTCCATCTTTGCGTCTAGTTTATCTAAACGATCTATAACTCTATCTATGCTTATTGCAAATTCTTCTTTAGTAACATAGTTTCTAGCTACTTCTTCTCGAGTCTTATTGAGTAGTATATCAACTCTTTTTAATTCTGTCGCGTTTGTTCTTATACCATGAATTATTGGAGCAAATACTAATGTCATAATTATATTCCAAAACATCATGCCATCAAATTCCATTAGTAACTCCAAATATGTGGTCTTGGTCGACCTTGTGAATCTTTAGATATATCTAAGTGTATAAACCTAGCATTACCTTTTTGATTTACACCAATACCAGTAAAACCATAATCTGTTGCTTTAGATATAATTTCTAATGCTTGTTTACCTCTAACACCTATATCTGCTGCTAAACCTAACGCGTGTGTTCCTGGTTTTGTTTTGTTTTTTTCTACAGGATGATCTGCACATCTAAAGCCACTTGTTATCTTAAATGGAAAACCACAGTCAGTTCTAAGTGCTTGTAGCTTGTCTATAAGCTCATGTTCTATTTTGTTTTCACCACAATGCTTACAAGCAAATTCTTCTAGTTTAAAGTTATCCCAACTCATTTTCTTGCTATTCCTTTAGTTTTTTCAAAAGTTCTCAATCCGCCAAGTCCTAACATACCCATTAATACAGTCATTAATGATCCCATGTCAAAGGATGGTAATACAAAAGATATTCCAAATGCTGAGAGTAAGAAGATGATAATAGGCTGCAACAAAAAGTGATAAAGCATAGCAATGCCACAAGTCCAGCCCACAAACGGCCGCCATCCGCTAACAAATATAGACTTATGACCAGCTTCAATTTTATTAATCTCAATCTGAGCCATATTCGCTTTATGTAGTTCGGTTTTAAGTTCATGGTTTAGTTTTGCTTGTAAGTCCTTATCAGGAACTAGCTTACTAACTATATCGCTTACTGGACCTATTAGTTTGTCAATCATTTTTTAGTTTTCTTTACTTTTTTCTTTTTAGGTGGTCTACCTACTTTGCTTCCGTATGTTCCTTTTCCTCTTGGCATAATGTTTACTCCTGTATTGTATATATCGACAGTTTCTGGCTTTTGCCCTTGACACTTATCGGTTTCAATAATTTTAACTCAAATTTACAATTTATGGCAGTAGAATAACCAATCAATATATCTTTTCCTACTTCTTTAGTAGCTGATTCTAGTCTTGCTGCTGTATTTACGCAGTCTCCTATAGCAGAATAATCAAACCTTGTATCACTACCCATGTTACCAATAACAGCTGTGCCAGTATTTATACCTATGCCGATATCAATGCCTAGGTCTGCTTTCTTCATGTTTTCTTTTATCTCTATAGCAGTTTCAACTGCCTTACTTCTATGATCATCTAAATCTATTGGTGCATTAAATATAGCCATCATTGCATCACCAATATACTTATCTACCATGCCACCATGCTTTTGTACTGCATCTGATTGTATGGTCAAAGCTTTGTTCATAATTTTGGTTACTTCTTCTGGTGGTAATTTTTCTGACAAAGATGTAAAACCTCTGACATCTGTAAATAAAAATGTAGCTTCTTTTTTTTCACCACCAAGTTTTAATAACTCAGGATTATTTTGTAATCGTTTTATTTGTCTTGGATCTAAATAATGTTCAAACTGTTTTTTGATTTGTTGACGCAATTTATATTGCTTTTTGTAGTTTACATAGAAGGCAACAGTAGAAGTTATGATTTGTGAGATAAAAGTCCACGAAAAATCTAACAAAATGCCTTTCTGAACGCTAAAAACTCCTGAGAAGCCCGTGGTGAAGAGCAAAATTACAGCAATACTTAGACCCTTAACTACACCGAGATAATTGATTGTGAGCCATGTCAACGACACAAAAATTCCAAAAATCAAAATTTCGGCCGCTAATGACCAATCTGGAATCCTTGGAGAGTTTTCTATAAGTATTGACTCAGATAATGCAGCTTGAATCTTATGTGGTTCTAATAATCCAGTCGGTGTTGCAACTTGTGGCATGATTCCTGGTGCAGTTATCCCAACAAATACAAACTTATTAGCAACATCTAATTCTTGTAAATTAGTTTGTGGTGTATCTACCCAGCTAATCCATTTACGACCAAGACTGTCTGTTTTGATTGGTGGCAATCCTCTGACAGATATTTCTTGTATACCAATGTCATTGGTTGTAATGATGTAAGTTTTTGCACCTACTAAACTTTTTAATACTTCTGTACCAAAGGAACTAACATAACCGTCTGGTGTTTTAAGTAGTAGTGGTATGCGTCTGACTAGATTATCAAGATCGGTGGGTGCAGCAGATATACCTTCTTGTATATAGTTTCTTCTGAGGTTGTGAGTATTCTGTACCACACCCTTTGCTAGCATACCACCAACATCAGGACCTTTGATTACCGTGCCAACAGTTTTTGGGTATATTTGATTTGGGTATTCAAATGAAGCCAAAATAGATGTACCATAGGAAAGAGAGTCTGCAAAAAATTTATCACCACCAAATCTGTCTGGATGCGGAAAACTAACAACCCAACCCACACCTAGCGCACCAGCATCTATAATTTGTTTATGTATTTCACCTAGTCTTTGTCTTGGTATTGGCCAACCGCCTTCTGCATCAATATCTTCTTCAGTTATATTTAGAATAGTAAAGTAACCAGATGGTTGTTGTTCAGGTACAAGATAATCAAAGACTTTTAGTTTTAGTATTTCTGTAGGCGTGCTTTGAAATACTAAGGGCAATCCTAGTATTACAAGTATTGTGAATAGTAAATGCTTCATTAATTACTTTGAGTGATTTTAATTGTGCTGCTAGAACCACCATTAATCTTTACAATATTTGATGTTCCATCTTGTATAAAGATAACAGTATAACTACCAGCAGAATCTATATCTACTCTAGCAGTATCGCTAACACTACGCATAAGCGTTAATACTTCGCCTGTTATAAAAGATGTTATTTGTGTTTGTAAATCTTGTCCTAGCTTTGTACCAACTATGTTTGTAGATGTGGCATCTTGTGCTAACTGATCTTCTTGTTTAATTTCTTGTAGTGCGTCTATAACATCTAGTAAATCTTCTAGGAAGTTTACATCAAGATAATTTATATCTAACTCTGTAAACTCTAG